ACATATGTCAGAAGAACAACAAGAAAACGTAGCAGAAGAACTAACAGAGTGGAGTGAGGTTGATCTCTCCCCGGAAGATAAAAAAGAAAAGGTTGAGTTTGAAGTAGAAGGTGCTGAACCAGAAGAACTGGTGGCAGAACCAGAGCCAGCTCCAGTAGCAGCAGAAGCTCCAGAGGAGATGCCTGAGTTAGATGGCATAGAAACCAAGGGAGCAGAAAAAAGAATTAGGCAGCTCGTCAAGCAGAAGAAAGAGCGGGATGACCGTATTGCACAGCTGGAAGCAGAGCGTCACGAATTTCTTCAGACAATAGACCAAAGAGATAAAAATACTGTAGACCTGCACAAGGTTACATATGACCAGTCAGAGAAGCAGTTAGCACAACAAGCAGAGTTAGCAAAGCAGTCCTACCTGACAGCTTATGATTCTGGTGACAAAGAAAGAATGTTAGAAGCTCAAGAGATTTTAAATAAAACTCAGGTACAGCTAAATAACATTGAACAGAACAAGAACCAACTGTCTCAGTACGAAAGAACTCTAGAGGCAAGAGATCTACAGAGGCAACAACAGATACAGGCGCAGCAGCAGCAAGAGGCTCCTCAGACAAATGAGTATGATCCTCAAGCTGTAGAGTGGAGTCAAAAGCCTGAGAACAATTGGTTTGGAACAGATAACATTATGACTGTGGCGGCTTTAACCATAGACGCACAGCTTAAAGAAGAAGGTTATGATCCATCCTCCACTAGTTTTTACAGTGAGGTGGATTCAAGAATGAGGCAGGAGTTTCCACACAAGTTTAATCAGACAGTGGAAGAAGCCCCTGCTCAGAGACCTACTCAACAGGTAGTAGCAGGACAGTCGCGCAGTCCTACTAATTCCTCCTCTTCTAAAAAAGTCAAGCTTACACAAGAAGATGTAAAAATGGCTCAGAAGTGGAACATACCTCTTGAGAAGTATGCTGCTGAAAAAGCACGGGCAGACCGTGCAGCAGGTGAGTACGTACCTATTAGTAGGTAAATGCGCGTAATAAAAGCAAACAAAGGAGCGTTTAAAGATGAGTAAAGCAAATAGTAGAGCAACTCAAACTAGGGAAACTGAAACGAAAGAATATACATTTACCGAACCTAACTGGTTAGATGTTCCCGACCCTGTTGTAGACAGATTCACCAATGAAGACATGGTTCTCCGTTGGATACGCATCTCCCTCAAAGGTGATGATGACTACAAGAACGTAGGTAACAAGATGACCCAAGGCTGGGTATTTGTAACCCCGGAAGAAGTTCCTGAAATGTTACACTCTGCAACTGTTTTAGATACCGGACGCTATACCAACTGCGTTGTACGGGGGGATGTCGCTCTAGCCAAGATGCCCCGTGGCAAAGCAAAGGCCAGAAATGATTATTACCAGAACAAAGCTAACGCCATGATGGACGCTGTAAATCAGCAGTTGATGGCAGCTTCTGATTCTAGAATGCCCATTTCAAATAATAGCACTTCAACTGTAACCAAGGGTAGAATGCCACAGTTTCAAAACTAAGAGTCTACTGTTTATTCTACTCATCTTTAAAAGGAGAGTGTAGTATGACTACTACGAAAGCCCTAAACGGTCTCACTCCTTCGCGTAGATACTCTGCTGGTGCTAACACCGTGCAGACAAGAAACTACCGGATTGCATCTGGTACTGCATCAAACATGTTTACGGGTGATGTGGTCATGGTTAAAGAAGGTAATACAACACCCGTTACTGTTGGTAACGGAAACGTGAACCCTCCTATTGGAGTTTTCATGGGTTGCTTCTTTGAAGAAAACGGCGAGCCAAAGTTCCGTCAATTTTGGCCAGCTAATACTTCTGCCAGTAATGCCTACGCGATTGTTTGTGATGATCCTCAAGCAACTTTTGAAGTTCAGTGTGACGCCAGTTCTTCGGTTGGTGATATCATGGAACATAACTTTGAAGCTACTCTCGGTGCGGGTTCTACCTTCACTGGTCGCTCAGGGGTTGGTCTTGATATTTCAACACGTACAAGTGGTGTAGGAGGTATGTTCCGCATCATTGACTTTGTTGATACCCCGGGTAACGACATTGACAATGGAGCAGAAGCAGCTTTCCCAATCGCTGAAGTTCAACTTATCCACCATCAGTTGACCCGTGTTTCAACTGGTCGATAACCTGAAAGGAGCTTAGACAATGGCTATAAATAGAGCTAGTATTGCCAAGCAGCTTCTGCCGGGACTTAATGCCGTTTTCGGTATGGAGTATGGAGAAGTTGCTGATGAATACAGTGTTCTCTTTGAAGTAGAGAACTCTGACCGTGCGTTTGAAGAAGAGGTTCTCTTCACTGGTTTCGGCACTGCACCTGTCAAGGGTGAAGGCGCTGCTGTCCAGTTTGACAATGCACAAGAAAGTTACACTGCAAGATATACGGCTGAAACCATAGCTTTGGCCTTTGCAGTTACGGAAGAGGCAATGGAAGACAACCTGTATGACACGTTTGCCAAGCTGCGTGCCAGAGGGCTTGCTCGTTCCATGGCAAGTACAAAGCAGACTAAAGCTGCTCAGACGTTTAACCAAGGCTTTAACACAGCGATCACTGGTGGCGATGGACAACCAATGTTCAGTGCCAGTCATCCAACGGTTGGCGATGGGAACCAGAGCAACTTGATTGGATCAGCTGGAACGGTTGATCTTTCAGAAGCTGCTTTAGAAACTGCTTTGATCAGTATTCAGACGTTGAAAGACGATAGAGGCATTCTGGTCGGTGGTGGTGCAGTATCCCTGCACGTTGCACCGAGCAACCAGTTCACGGCAGACCGTGTGCTGAATAGCCCTTATCAACCTAACACGGCTGATAACAACATCAACGCCATTAACCATCAGGGCATGATCCCGCAAGGTTATTCGGTGAATAAGCGTTTCAGTGACCCGGATGCGTTCTTTATCAAAACCGATGTTCCTAACGGAGCAAAGATGTTTGTAAGAGCGCCTCTTGCCACGAAGATGGAGCCTGACTTCGACACGGGTAATCTCCGTTTCAAAGCCAGAGAACGCTACAGCTTCGGTTGGTCTGACTGGAGAGGTTACTTCGGTTCGCAAGGAGCCTAAGTATTTTATAGTGGAGGGGCTGAGATATGCCTCTCCACTTCTTTTTCAACATATTTGAATGGCACTTAGGGTGCTGGTCTTAGAAAGGACTGTTCATTATGTCTACACATTTTCCAAACGGTGTCACAAACGTAACCAAAGAGTCTACGTTTGGTGACTTAAAAGAAATGGTCCCGAACAAGTACACCACGTTCTGGGCAGACTTTGTAACCCCTGCTGATTTAGGTTCACCTTCTGTTAATGCAGCAGCTGTTTCCTGTAATATGTGGGATATTACTAAAGTAGACAGTGGTGGAGATAATGGTTCTATTGTTTCTGTTACAGATGGCGCAGGAGGTCTTCTCACAATTACCACTGATGACGCAGAGAATGACGGGGTTGCCCTTCAATCAAAAGTAGAACCTTTTAACATTGACGAAAGCAAAGAAACTTTCTTTGAAACACGTCTCAAGGTAGGTGACCCCACGCAAACGGATTGGCTCTGTGGTCTTGCAATTAAGGATACGACTCCTTTTGCTGGTCTCTCAGATTCTATTACGTTTAAGTGTGACGACGGTAGTACGGCTATTCGTCTGGTTTCTGAAACAAATATGTCAGGTTCAATTGTTTCGGCCTCTGTCACGGCAGTTGCTTCCATGTCTGATGATACCTTTGTAAAACTAGGCTATCACTTTGATGGTTTTAGTAACATCAAGGTCTATGCTGACGATGTTCATGTTGGTACCGTTAGTGTGGTATCAGGTACTAATGTTGTCACTGACGAAGATATGGCTCCTATTGTTGCGATACTCACAGGTGAAGCAGCTGCTAATACAATAGTGGTTGACTATATCGCTGCAATGCAAGAGAAGTAATAAGCTGAACCTTGGAAAACCAACAGCTTTGATTTATAATGGGGGAGGATCAGGAGAAGGTTCTCCCCTTTCTTTTAGGAGAAGAATAAATGACAACCACACTTAAAATTGCACAGGTAGAAGGTGGGGCAGGTGGTAACGGTCTTATGGTAGATACAGTTGCCAGTGTAACTTTGGCAGATACCAGAATTAGACTTTACACTTACGCTGTCACTGTCGCCGCTGAAATTGTAATTGCAGATGAGAATGGCCCTGTGATCAAACAACCTGTTTTAACCACGAACACAGGAGATAATGTTTACATAGGAGATGACGGGGTAAGGTGCAAAGGTAATGTTTCTGTTGCTGGTATCAGTGACGGTGGTAAAATTTACGTTTACTATGGCTAACCCAGATGGACTTTAATTCTCTTGTCAGCGCAGTTGTAGAAACTACTGAGAACGATGGCTCAGAGTTTCTAGGTGCTCTTCCTAATATGATACAGAGAGCACAGGATAAGATGATGAATGACCTAGATGATCAAGGTCTTGTCGCTTATAGTAGTGTAGCTGTATCTGCTGGTACTGCAGAGGTATCTGTTCCCACTGGTGGAGAGATTATTAAAACATTTTCTATCGAAGTAAGCGGAGCCAGAACTCAGTTAAAGCATAGACCCTATGAGTACCTCTTAGATTACTGGCCAGTATCAGCTTCAACAGATACTCCCAGATACTACGGCTTTAAAACAAACACAGAGATCAGAGTAGCCCCTACACCTTCTGGTACAATAGATTCTCAGATAGGCTTTATTGCACAGATTACAACAATTACCTCTGCAAGCCCTACCAATTACTTCACCACTCACTGTGAGAACGCACTGTTCTTTGCCACCATGGTAGAAGCTTCTATGTTTATGAAGAGCTTTAACACCACTCAGGCATGGCAGCAGGAATACGCAGGTGAGATAGAGCGGTTAAGAAACAGAGCCAGAAGAAGCAGACAAGATGATATGCAAACAAACTTCAGCCCTGCTGGAGGACCTAATACACTGATTAAAGGGAGCGATTAACTATGGCAAAGAAAGCAAAGAAAAAAACATCAGAGCAGTTCTATCCTATTCCTGATAAGAACCCGCCCACCGCTACAAAAAGATTAGCAGAGATCAACGGTAAACCAACAGGCCAAGGTTTTGGCGCAGCAAGAAAGGGACCTAGCGTTGTCGGATAAAAATTGTCAAAATCCTCAGTGCAGCTGTACTGGTTGCGAGGATTGTTCTTGTTCTGAGCCTTGTAATACGGAGACTTGTGATTGTAGAAATGTTACAGAAGAGTGAGTACTCCCCCCATGGACATGAATTTTATGCAAGCGATTTCAGATTATGGTCTAGCAATTGTTGGTTGCGTTGGGGCTGGCGTTGCTGCGTGGAAACTTTTACACTTTTTACTGAAAGATGTTATCATTAGTCTGAAGAAACAAGATTCTATTATCATAGATTTAATTGATAAAACTTCTAGGCTAGAAATTATAATTCAAAGAATGGATTCAAAGTTAGATACCTTGTTACAGAAACGCTCTAGTCCTTTGCTTAAAGGAGACAGAGACAAATCAGAGGATACTTACTAATGACTGACAAACCTTCTCAAGCTGATGTTAATGATGCAATAGCTGTTTATCGGGATAAAACTACTAATCCTAAAGAAAAAAAAGCAATGAATAAAATTCTTAAAAACGCTTCTTCTGTACAGATTGACAAAGCTGAAAACTTTTTAAACAAAGCTGAAAAAGGAATGAAGAAGGGTGGTCCTATCAAGTACGCTGTAGGTGGTCCTGTGAAACCAGCGTGGATGAGAAATAGATAAGGAACTATTATGGCAGTTGCAACAACATCAGACTTTGACACTACCTTCTTTATAGACGAGGTAATAGAAGAAGCCTATGCTATGATAGGTGGGCAAGCTGAACTGGCCAACGATGCGATAACTGCACGAAGATCTCTTAATCTTCTTCTCACTGACTGGCAGAACAGAGGGGTCCTTCTCTGGGGAACAGACCTTGCAACAACAACTCTTGTTGCTGGTACGTCTACTTACACACTAGACGCAGATACCATAGATGTTCTCTCTGGTTATATTCGGTTAAGTTCTAACTCCACTGATTTTCAAATGACACGCATAGGCTACGAAGAATACGAGGGCATCACAAACAAAGCCACCAGCGGTAGACCTACACAGTTTGCAACTCTGAAAGGTAGAGATAATGTCACAGTACATTTCTTTCCCACACCAGATACAGCAGATACTTATATCTTTAGAAACTATAGAATGAAACGTCTAAAGGATGTTACCAAGAGTGCGCTTCAGAATGCAGACATTCCTTTCCGCTTTCTCCCTGCACTCACCTGTGGTCTTGCCTACTACCTTAGTTATAAAAGACCTGCAGTTCCTACAGAACGTATAACAATGCTTAAAGAAAAATATGAATCTTTGCTTAGTACTGCGCTAGAGTCAGATAAAGAAAGAGTGAACCTCTTCATAACCCCACAGCTACAGGTAGTTTAAAATGGCTAAACCAAAAGGATTATATGCAAATATAAATGCAAGAAAGAAAAAAGGAATTAGCAGATCTAAAAAGAAAAGCACAATAACAGATAAAGCTTA